AAGGTAGTGGGCATCATTGCCGCCGGTGCCGCCATTGCGAAAGTCGCCATTGAAGTGCTCAAAGTGGCGGATGCATACACGGCCATGGCGAACACGCTCAGATCATCCACAGAGAATGCAGCGGAATTGCAATCCGCTCAGATGTTATTGATAGAGCAAGCGGCCGCCACCACCACCACGGTGGAAAGTGCCACCGCATCATTCAACAAACTGCATGACGCCACGGAAGGCCTTGGGCTATCGCAGCAAGAGGTCATTGACCTATCCACCAATCTCACGCAAATCATGCAACTGTCCGGGATGAGTGCAGAGCAAGCCACGTTGGGCATCTCCCGTTTTGCCGATTCATTGGAAGACGGTGCCATGAATCTCAAAGAGTTCAAATTGGCGATGAAGGAATCACCAGAACTTTTGAAAGCAATGGCGGCGGGGCTCGGTGTATCCGTGAAGGAACTGCGCCTCATGGCGCAGCAAGGAACATTGACCACGCAACAGATGTTGGAAGGCCTGGCGAAAGCGGCACCGGAAGTGGCGAAGAAGGCCGCAGAGATGGCACCCACCATGAAGGCTGCATTCGCCAGTGTCAAAAGTAGTTTTGGCGCAATGATTGGTGAGTTCAATGAGGGCGCGGGGATCACGGAAAGTTTGGCGCGCATTGTTCAGGGCGCGGGTGAGACACTCAAAGAGATTGCAAAAAAAGCGCAGTTTGTGGGCATCGCATTCAAAGTGGCGGTGGAGACTGTCACCATTGAAATGATGGCGTTCATTGATGGCACCATTGAAGGGATGAAGCGCGTGGGCATTGAGATTGCGCAGGCGATAGACTTCATTACACCGGGGAAAAAATTCACGGCGGGTCTCGCGAAAATGGAAAAGGACTCCAAAGCGCACATGGATGCCATCATGGAGAATCGCAAAACAGGCCTTGCGGATATTCAAGCACTCGCGAATGCCGCAGCGGATGCCACCATGGGCGCGAACAAGGATACCCGCTCACCCGTGGCGGCGGCCGTGGTGACGGATGAACAAATCAAAGGCATCAAGAATTTCGACGATGCACTGCTAGGCCTTGAAAATAAAGCAGTGGATGCGCTGCGTGAGATGGCGGCACTGCGCATGGAAATGAGCAAGGGCAAAGAGGTGGCGGACAGCTTCCGCGCGCAGATGGCAGCGGGTGTTGCACAAGCGGACATGACCGCAAAATTTTCCGCCGCGTTCAAAGAATTAAAAATCTCATTGAGTGATGAGCAGCGCGCGAAGCTGGCAAAAATGATTGACTTGCAAGTCACTTCACAAATCGAGCTCAAGGAAACCGCGGAAGCGTGGGCGCTAGTCAATGGCGCAATGAATGGCGCAATGACTGAGATGGAACGCGCGAACAAGGCCACGGACGAGCTGACGCGCGCGATGGAAAAATTGAAGGCATCCGGCAATTTGAATGAAGTGCAGATGGCATTGCTCGGCCGCGCGTTGGACCGCGTGAAAAAAGATGCAACCAAAACGGCGGACGCATTCAAAGACACCATTGACGCCATCAAGCAGCAAGCCATTGACGCACAAGCGGCCATTCAAACAGTGCAGGCCGAAGCATCCGGCGGACCGGGTGCGGGCATTGCGGCGCGTGCGCAAATGCAAGCGGACATCATGGCGCGCAACTTGGAAAAGCAAACGCGCAAAGACATGGAGGGGCAGGGCGGCATCACGCAAAAACAAATTGCCGACATCAAAGAATCCACCAAAGCACAAGTGGATTCAGAAGTCGCGCTGCGTAGTGTGGAAGATGCATGGGCGGATGTGTCCAATGTAATGAATAGCGCATTGACACCCACGCAAGCGGCGGCACTTGAGGTGGAGCGATTGAACGAGCAATTCGAGTTCCTAAAAACCCAACTACATTTGACGGATGAACAAATCGCGCTATACAAAAAGGGCGCGCAGCAAATCAAAGACAGCACGGACATGATGAAGCAAGGATTCAAGGACGCGGGGCGCACGCTGGTGAGTGGCTTTATTGATTTTCTGGCAGATGGGGAATTTAATTTCAAGCGCTTTGCCACAAGCATGATTCAGCAAATCAGCCGCATTGTGATTGAACTCTTGGTGATGGATGCCGTGAGGAAAACAACATGGGGCGCGAAACTCTTTACCAATGCGGAAGGCAACGCATTCAACCATGGCAGATTGATACCGATGGCGAGCGGCGGCATTGTGACCGCGCCCACATTGTTCCCAATGGCCGGTGGCAACACCGGCATGATGGGTGAAGCGGGACCGGAAGCGGTGATGCCGCTCGCGCGTTTGTCCAGCGGCAAACTCGGCGTGAGTGCCGAGCCCTCTAACATTCAAGTCATCAACAATACCGGCGTGGAAGCGCGTGCACGCATTGAGCGTTCAGAGAATCGCACCAGCATCATTTTAGAAGCGGCGCAGCTAGGCGCGCAGATGGCGGAAAATCGCATGACGAAAAGCATGCGCAGCGGCTATGGTGCAACGTCCACAGCGCTCCAAGGCACTTACGGTTTGCGGCGGCGGGGTTAGTGTATGCCCTCACCTTATTGGAGCGCATCACATCTAGGCTGCATTGAGCGGGATAGCTTTCAACTACATCCCGCCAATCGCACCGTGCTATCCAGCGTGGCCGTGCCACCGGCGAACTCACGCAAAGGGGACACGGCCGCGCCCATCACCGCATCCATGCAAGCCAATCAAAGTTTGGCGCAGCACACTGCATTCACGCAGTGGCACCGCAATGACTTGGCCGGTGGTGTGCGGCCGTTCTATATTGACTTGTGGCTATGGGATAGAACGCGGCGCGTGCGTGCGCGGTTTGTTGCGCCATGGCGCGCCTCACGTTCAATGCACAATGCGTTTGTGACGCAAGTGACTTTGGAGATTGAGCGGGAGTCCATCACATGACCGCGCGCTGGCCTGACACCTTGCCCGCGCCGCAAGCAGACACCATGCAGTACGACGGTGCCAATACACTGGACGTGATTGATGTCTTAAGTGGACCCGCGCGCACGCGCTTGGCACGTCGCAATGCCGGGATGCAATATCAATTGGCCGTGTGGATGAGCGCAGCGCAGACCGCAGCCTTTGAAACTTGGTACAACGCAGTCATTGCCGATCACAACGGGGAATGGTATGCGCCATGGATTGGACACGGTGCGGTGCTGGCGTTCGTCAATGAATATGATTTGAAGCCACAAGGCTATGGCTGGCAATTGGGCGCGGTGTTGATGCAGCTGCGCACGGATGCATCACTGTGTGATGAGCACCTCAGTGAAATTTTCGGCGGCATCTTACGTGACCCGCTGAACGTCACGGACATTTTCAAAGCGGACCTCACCTCGATCAATATCTATAGAGATAACTACCCGCTCACCCTCATTGCATCAGAGGTGTGCTGATGGCAACGGACTATGAATTGTGGGCGACTCAGCACGGTGGCATTGATTCACAAGCAGTGCAGGTGCTTGAGTTCTTGCACCCAAAGTGGGGATCACTATGGTTGTCTGACTTTGGTGAACCCTTTGCCGCCACCACTGAGGGCGCGGTCGCGTTCACCGCAGTGGCCGTGGGCTTTGATGTGGAATTGCCCACGCAAAGCGGCACCACGCAGAGTGAAATGATTCTGCGCGTGGATGCTATTGGCGGGTATGTGTTGTCACAGGTGCGCGCCATGACGGATGCAGAGCGCACCATCCCGATTGCAATAAAGTGGCGGCTATATTTGGACACGCACCGCGCAGCACCGCAGCTGGACCCGCTGGCGTTTGTGGTCATCAACATCACCGGCACGCGCTTGGTGGTTGAGTTCCAATGTGCGGCCACGGCACTGCCGAACATCTCAAGCGGCACACGCTATCTGATAGACAACTTCCCGACGCTGGCCTATCTATGAACGCCACACACCATTCACCGCTTGATCTCATCGGCATCCCGTATGCAAGCGGCGGTGCTAATCCTGCAGCGGGTTTTGATTGTTGGGGTTTGGTTGAATACGTGCGGCGTGAATGCTATGGCCTTAACTCACCGCTCGTGACAGATGATGAGCGCAGTGGCGTGCGTGCACTACGCACCATTGAGTTTGCAAAAAAAAATGGGCAATGGTTTTTGATTGACCCACCGGGTGATCCGGGGTCTGTGGTGGGGATGTCATTCATGGACGGTGCACGCTTGCATCATGTGGGTGTGTCACTCGGCGCGCGGGGTGTGTTGCACGCGTGGTGTGGTGTGCTATCCCGTGGCCGTGGTTCCGTCACGCTGACACCATGGGCACGCTTGCGGGACATCTTCAAAGTGGTGGAGGTGTACACATGGCGCGTCTAGTCATTATGCGTGATCCATTGCGCGGCATGGTGCGTGAGCACCACCGATTGCATGAGGGTGCATCACTGGCGGATGAACTGCGCCGCATTGTGCCGGAAGGCTTTGAGGGTCCATGGATGCTGCACCGAGCGGAAGCGCTAGCGGATGGCGCAATTGAGCCAAGCGCGCATGAGCAATTGATTGTGAATGACGCGGATATTTTCATCGTAACCATCAAGCCAAGTGGACCGGCGGCACCGTTCATTGGGAAACTGCTTTTGTCATTGGTGATTTCATACTTGATTGGGGTGGTGACTGCGCCGCGCGTGAAGCATCAGAACCGCGTGACGGAAGAGCAAGCAAGGCAGTCACCGAACAATCAAATTTCAGGGCAGTCAAACAGACTGCGCGCGGGTGCACGCGTGCCGGATAATCTCGGCACCATGCGTTGTTATCCTGACTTGCTCACGTTGCCAATTGAAACGTGGACGTGGCCGACGACGCAAAGCATCCTGCAATTTTTTGTGCTTGGGATGGGTGACTATCAAGTGAGTGACTTCCGTCTAGGTGATACCACGTTGTCCGAAATAAAAAATTCGTCCGTCATTCAATATCGGCCGGGGCAAACCTTGCCGATGATTCGCGCAGTGCGCATATCCGCCACCGTGGACAATCTCTCACTCAATGCGGTGGTGAGTCCTGGGGACGTGCCCACCGGCGTGGTGTCCTTCACGGCATCCACCAAAACATTGGCGAGTGCAGAGCCACTTGACTTGCAAGCCGGTGAACCCATCAACATCCAGGGCACGCTATACAATGGTGACGTGCCACCCGGCCGGGATTTTTGGGTGGTGTCAGTGCCACCACCGGAAAGCGTTGCACCGTTCAACTATGTACTGGATGGCATTGTGGTGGATGAACCAAGTGCCAATCCCACCATCACAAAATATGGTGCCTATGGTGGGCCGTATACCAGCTACATGAACGGATTGGGGACTGCGGTGCGCGTGCATTCACAAATCCTGTTCGGCCCACCGGAAACTAACAATCCATCACCGGGCACACTCTTTGGGGTGATGATGCGCATTGTGCATGCGGGTGTGACCTATCGCGGACTTGCACAAGACGCATCCTATGCATACGACGAACCCACTACCAATGTAATTTCCACGGACATCACCATGCCGTTTGATGTGTATGGTGCTGACATCTGGATGGATTGGAGTTTTGAACTCACCACCATCACGCTGTGGAAATTGTATGACACGGCCAGCGCACTGCGCAGCACACCGCGCACCGCATCCACGGATGCAGTGCCCACGGAATGGATGGTGGCACCACTACCGGACCCGGATGAAATTTGGATTGATGTGGTGTTTCCCAATGGGCTGGTGCAATACGGCAGCGGCGGTGCGTCCGGTTTGTCTGTGGATGTCACGGCCGAGTTCCGCCGCGTGGGTGCAACGGTGGTGCAAGCCACGCGCGCATTGCCCACGTTTGTGGGTGGTCAAACCGGAAGGCTACAGCGCACGGACAAATTCACGGCGGCATCCCTAGCACTTCCCGGCAGCGGCGGCATCGAAACGCGCCTTAAGCGCATCACACCGGTCCGCGTGGACACCGGCACCAATCAATATGTGGATGAGACACGGTGGGCGAGCTATCGCGCGGTGAAGTATTTGCCGCCGCGTGCGTATCCTGATGCAACGCTGATTCAATTGGCATTGCAAAACACCACATCCGCCGCATCCATCGGTGAAAATTCTTTTAATGCGATAGCGACGCGCATCCTGCCGACGTGGACCGGAAGCGCGTGGAGTGATTCGGCGCCGACTGATAAATGGGCGGACAATTTAGTCGCGCGCATGAAAGCAGCGGACGGCGCAAACAAAACAGATGCAGAGATTGACCTCGCGGGCATCTATGCCATCCAAGCCACATTGGATGCACAAGACGGTGGTGACCAAGGCAAAATCAGTTTCACCTTGGATGAGATGCAAGACATTGACACGGAACTGCAGGCCATTGCATCCATCGTGCGTTGCCAAATCTACCGCATTGGCCGCAAGTTATTTGCCACGCGTGACCAGGGTGGCAAAACACCGCTGGCACTTTTCACTGGCCGCAGCAAATCTGCAGAGGGTGAACAAGTCCAATTCAGTATGCAAAATGATGGTGAGAATGACGCGGTGATTACCACATGGTATGACCGCACTGGTGCATGGAAGCAACGCGAATACCAATACCCGGAATCGGTGGTGCCGCTCAATCCACTGCGCGTGATGCCGGTGCAGTCCACATGGGCGCAAGCATGGCGGCGCGCATTGTATGAATGGAACCGCATCAACTACCGGCGCGACGCACTCTCAATGGAAGCCACAGAAGAAGCGCGCCTCATTCACATTGGGGACGTGGTGCAAGTGACAGATGACATTGCGAACCTTGCGCAGCTGGCCGGTGAAGTGTATGCGGTGGCGGGTCTCACGCTCACACTAGATAGAGACGTGAACTTATCCGCCGGTGGATTCACCATCATGCTGCGCGGACAAGACGGCCGCAGTGTGGATTCAATGACAGTGACTCAAGGGCCAAGCGCACGCCTAGTGATACTCCCGCGCGCGGCCGTGTTTCCCATCAAGGGCCGTGATGATGGGCTCGGCACTATCTATTGCCTCTACCAAAGCGCAAACGCAGTGATTCGTCCATGGCTGGTGATGAACATAGAACCGCAAAAAGACTACACGCGCATCACCGGTGCCAATTGGCGGACGGAAGTTTTTGCCGGTGACACGGCCACACTGCCCGCGCCGCCGGTGCGGGAAGTCTTTGAGGGTGTTGGACATGATGACGCAAACATCTAGTGGCGCGCAGTGGATACGCGCAGCGCATGCACCGCGGTGCTGCAGTGAGTGCGCACGCACCGCTGCAATTTTTACGGGGCCGCGCACACTCACAGAAGCGCTAGCCATTGCGCTCACCAAAAAGATGGGCACGCGTGCGGTGCTTGAGCAGCGATTCACAGACATGTGCGCTAGCGGTTTGCTGGTGCCGTACTCTTATGATGATTGAGGTGACCTATGGCGACCACGCTTGTCAGGATTCAATTGCTATCGAAAACCAGCACGGATTTTTCCACCACTAACCCGGTGCTGCTTGATGGTGAAATGGGCATAGCCAATGCGGGCAGTGCGGTGCCGGTGATGAAAGTGGGTGATGGTGTGCGGCCGTGGTCTGCACTGCCTGACATTGTGGCGGCCGGTGCCGGTGCGGACTATGTGGCGGGGCCGGTGAATACTTTGCCGCCGGGATCACCGGCCACCGTGGTGATTGACAACACAGTATCGCCGCCGACAATTTCCTTTGGCATCCCTGCCGGTGTGCAGGGTGATGTCGGCAGTGTTGGACCTATTGGACCTATCGGCCCTATTGGTCCCGCAGGTCCGGCGAATGTGCTCACCATTGGCACTGTGACCACGGGAGCACCGGGAAGCGCAGCGGGTGCCACCATCACCGGCACACCACCCGCGCAAGTGCTTAATCTCGCTATACCCCAAGGAATACAGGGGCCAGTCGGCGGAATTGGGCCAGCGGGTCCGGCGAATAGTTTGAGCATTGGCACCGTGACCACGGGCGCACCGGGAAGCGCAGCGGATGCCACCATCAGCGGTACGCCACCCACGCAAGTGCTCAGTCTCACCATCCCACAAGGTCCACAAGGCATTCAAGGCATTCAAGGCATTCAAGGCAATCCCGGCACACCCGGCAGTGGGGCACCGGCAAATCCCACCGCATCAGTGGGACTCACAGCGGTGAATGGTGTGGCGCTGACATATCTGCGCAGCGATGGCGCACCCGCACTCAATCAAGCCATCTCACCCACGTGGACTGGCGACCACACATTCACCGGCACAGTATTTAGTTTGCAGTTCGCATTGCCGCGCGTGCGGTTTGTGGAGACGGATGCCACTGCGAATAATAAGACGTGGGGCATTGGTGTGAATGGTGAAGCGATGGAACTGGCCGTCTTTGATGATGGCTTGACGGCCAAAACAATTTTCATGGTAATCAATCGCACCGCGCAGGTGATCGACTCGATTGACTTCA